CTTATGTTATTTCCATTATAGAAAGTGTAGCATCAATTTTTGCTGCTGTTCCACAATCTATTTTTAGTACATCTGTATTTTGTAATACTACCTTATTTCCCGATAGAAGTTCAAGTGAACTCCCTGAAGGGATTGGTACATCCTTCACTAAAAATACTTCCTCATTAGTTTCAGTATCATTTGTATTACTATCTAATTTAACAGAAGCTGTTACACTAGAAGTATGTACATTTGCTAATACTAAACCTAATACTACTGCTCCACCTGAAGCACCGCAAGTATATAGAGTTAGAGGAGTACCAGAAGATGTAGGCATTGCCGCATTACTTTTTACTTTAAATGTATTAGCCATATGTTTCCTCCTATCCTAATGCAATTGCCAAGGCAGTAGGGTCTTCTTGTGAAAATCCTTGCCCTGTCATATATGTTGTTAATTGTGATGCATTTATATATTTAGTAGTACCTGCATCATCTACTATTAATTTGTCTGTTGTTGCCAAAGTAATTCCTGTTCCATCTGTAGCACCATCAACTTGAACTGCTGCTCCAGAAACTTTATCTGCTGTTGTTATTGTTGATAATTTACTATCTCCAATACTTCCTGCTAATTTAGAAGCTGCTATTGAACCTGCTAACATAGCATTATCTACTGCACCTGCTGCGATTGTTGCAACACCTGTATCTGCTATTGTTATATCTCCTGATACAACATTATCTATCCATTTAGATGTTCCTGTATCATAAAATAATAATGAAGCATCTGCTGCACTAGTTATATTTGTGTCTGTTAATTCTGATAATTCATTAGCAGTTGCAACTTGAGTAGTAACATATGCTTTAACTGATTGTTGTGAAGGTGGTCTAGTTGCACTATCACTAGCCATATCATCTTCATCAATTAAACTTAAATGTGCTTGTGCATCAACATAAGCTTTAACTGATTGCTGACTAGGTGGTCTAGTAGCAGAGTCAGTAGCCATATTGTCTTCGTCAATAAGAGTCAGAGCATTAGGTTGTGCATCTACATATGCTTTAATTGATTGTTGTGTTGCTAATTTAGTAGCTGAGTCGGAAGCAAAATTGTCTTCGTCTAATATTGCTGACCCAGATACTCCTGTATTGATAACAGGACTTGTAAGAGTTTTGGATTGTAAGGTTTGAGAACCTGTAAGTGTTGCTACTGTTCCATCAATAGCTATGTCATTTGCGTTAGCAGTAATACCTGTACCACCAACTACATTTAATGTTACATCTGAACTTGTACCACCACCAGTTAAACCATCTCCTGCGACTACAGAAGTAATATCACCAGTTGGTACTGTTGCTACTTGTGTATCTACATATGCTTTAATAGATTGCTGAGAAGCAAGTTTAGTAGCTGAATCAGATGCCATGTTATCTTCATCTAAGAAAGCTGAACCACTAACACCAGTATTTAAAACTGGGCTAGTTAATGTTTTGGATGCTAAAGTTTGAGAACCTGTTAGTGTTGCTACACTTGAATTTATATTAAGTGTAACAGTTTGACCAGACCCTACTGAATCTATTCCAGTTCCACCTGCAATAGTTAAAGTTTGAGTATCTAAATCAACTGTTAATGCACCACCACTATCACCTTGTAAGTCTAAATCTTGTTGATTAAGGGAAGTAGTTACTGCATCAACATAAGCTTTAATACTTTGTTGTGTTGCAAGTGCAGTTGCTGAATTTGTTGAAAAGTTATCTTCATCTAATATTGTAGAAACTGTTGAACCACTCCCTATTTTTAAAGTTCCAGATACATCTAAATTACCATTTAAATCTACTGTTGTTGCTGTAATTTGTATTTCTGTATCTGCAACTAAATCCAATTGTCCATCTGCTGATGAATGAATATAGATTGCTGAATCTCTAAATAAAACTTTCTCTGCTGAATCTACTAGAATATCATCTGAGAATTTAAAGTAATCCTCATCTTCCATCCATGTAAGTACACCATCATTACTTGTTGCATCAAATGTTAATACAACATCTGAGTTAACATTAGTACCAAATGTAATAGCATTACTAAATAATTTTGATATTGGTCCACCATCACCGGCAGTTGAACCATCATGGGTATGTCCAGACGATACATTGAATGCAGCTTCAAGTGCATTATATTCATTATTTAATAATGATGCATAAATTGTATCACCATCTGCAAATGTACTTTGTCTTTGATATACTGCCATGTGTTAAATCCTTCCTGCGGGTATGAAATCTACATAAAATCCAGAAACAGTATATGGAGAAGCTGTTCCTGTACTTCTTACTCTAAAGTTATTTGTAAAACCACTACCAGTTAGTGTTGTTTTTTGTTGTGGATATAATGTTCCACCAAAAATTGTTGTGCCAAATGTTGCACCTGAACCAAATTTAGCAGGAGTTTGTAATGCTCCCAAATCTATTTCTGCAGGTTGTGTAACATCTCCACTTTCAAAGTCATAACGACATTGTAATTTTAAATTATTATTTGTTCCTTCAGAACGAATACTTGTTTTAATATAGTATAAAGTTTTTCTAATACCTGCATCACCATAATCCATGTCTGGTGTTTTATATGCTGCTACTATACTTGTACCATCAAAACTATTCCCAGTATCGTGATTAAATACACGACCACTTGTATCTGAATGGTAAAGAACTTCACTTCCATCTGATGTTGTTCCAGAGTGTGCTATTCTTGCAGGGATTCCTACTGTCTTACTCCACTCATAAACTCCTGCACCTGTAGAAGATATTTTAAATGTTCCTATTACTCCACCTTGAATATTGTTTGCACTTCCGCTTTTATGATAGAATAGTCTATACTGACTTTTTTCTCTTACTACCATACTAGAAAATCTAATTGAAGATAGATAAGGCATTACTTCATCTCTGAACAATGGCATTATCTTTCTACTGATAGAACTTAATTCTATATCGTCAATTCTTGCTGTTCCTGCTATAGTTCTTAAACCATCTGGTGCTAAGAAAATTAAATCTCCACCTATCTCCTGAACTGTATTACCGCTTACACATCCAATGTTTTTTGTGACACCTGATACTGTAGCTGTACCATCTAATCCAGATACTTGAAAGATACTTGACTCACAAAAAACAATAAGTTTATTTCTAAAAGGTTTTATTTGTTTTATTTTATCACCAACATCTATTGTTCCTGCTGATGAACCTGTGAAATCTTCTGGCTTTAATCTTGTACTATAACTTAAAACTTGTGGGTTATCTGACTCTCCTGCTACAACTAATCTTTCTGCAAATATAGTTGCAAACTTAGATTTTTCTGGAGCAGACCTTTGTATCTCTTTAAAGAAGTAAGTATGTGTTCCACTTGATATATCTATTCTTAAGTATGCAGGTTGATTGTTTCCATCTACTATAAATAATTCACCATACTGTGACTCACCTTCATACAAAGCAAACTTACAATCTAATTGGCTTGTTCTTGTTATTGCTGAACCACTTGATAATTGTGCTGCAGTAGCCCCATTCTTTTTAATAGACTGACTAGATGCTGTTGCTGCATAATTACCATCAACTGTCATTGATGTATCGTTTGTAATAGATAAAACATTAAAGATTTCATTGTTAACTTTAATGTCATCACCTACTGAAAATTCTGTAGTAAAACTTGTTCCACTTCCTGTAATAGTTGCTGAACCTTGTGTTACTGAAACTGTTCCTGTCTTAGCTATGTAAGTATCTTTATTAACTTGTGTCCAAGTAGTACCATCTGCACTATAATAAATATTTGAACCTTGACAAGTTACAACTCCTAAAGCATAACTGTGAAGACCTTCTATATTTGAAGAAGTATTGTCTGGAGTATTAGAACCAAATTTAGTAAAACCATTTATTCTTCTGTATCCACCATGGATAGAAGATTCATAGTTTTCTAAAACTGTTGCTATCCCCGGTGTTCTAAATAAAGTATGTGTAGTACCTACTAAATCTAAGCCACCTTCACAAGTTACTGATACACCTTGTTCTGCCATTAAACTACTCTTGTTCTATCGTCAATCATCCTATCTGGAAAAGGTTCAATCAATTGCTCACGCATAGTTCTTAAACCTTTTTTATACTCAGCATCAGCTAGTTGAGACTGACTAATGTTATCTTTAAATTGATGTACATAATATCTTGCTCTTGACAATAATACTGTTGTATATTGTTGAGGGAATACTACTGTATCACCATGATTTGTTAGTTCTGTTGGTTGAGAATATGCAAAGAAATAAATTTTATATACACCATTTGGTATAGGTGATAAACCAAACTTATCATTCTTTGGACTTCTGATAACTCTTTGTGGAATACCATAAGTCTGTGCATCACTCTTATCTAATGCTTCAGATATTGCGTAATGCTTTCTCCAAAATTCTGTTGTTATAGGTCTTAAGTTTCTTATTTCATAAGGTGCTGATTTTCCTGACACACCTTCTTCAGTTAATACTGTGTTTTCATAATCTACAAAACCATAGTCAGTTGTAATGCTACTTGAACCTGCATTAAACTTATACCACCTAGTTCCAGATACAGTTTCAACTGAAACATTTCCATAATAGTTATTAGATGGGTCGCCAACTGATAAGAAACTCCACTTATCTTCTGCGTTACAAATATCAAAGTATGCTCTGTTAACTACATCTT